TATTGTGAGAGATTCAATTGATTTTATTCTCAATGAGATCATAGCAAAGAGGACGGGTGTCGAACCAACGGACGATGATATTATCTTCTTTATATATGGAACGATTAATGATACAGCAAACAATGGTAAATTACTAACAAAATTTAATAAGTATCTCGAAAATTATGCGAATGGCAAGTTTTCAAACGAAGAAACATTCAAGCTGCGATATAATGATTGGGTTAAAAAGAATAATAAAATAGTTGAAGCAGAATATGAAGAATTAGAGTATTGGATTCAACTTCAAGAGAAGTTAGATTCTGTTCGTGAATTCTCCATAAATTTAGAAAATAGTGCACTTATCGAAACAATACAGACGGAACCTGATAACTTCTCTGATAATGATATAACAAACTATATTAATTCCGAGAAAAAGGTGTTAGCATCAGATATTAATATTCAGCGTGTTCAATATGAAATACAACTGAGTTATGAGCAAGATTACGAGGGTATTGATATCTTCGATAAGATAGTTGCAACGCAAGAGATGCCATATATTGTATTTCTCGACAATAAGAAGGATGAGAAGATGAGCAAAGAGTATATTAAATCCTATACGAATAAATATTCAACCTCACTGCCTCCATATGATTATTTCATATCTTACAAGGATAAATTGAAGAAGAAAGATCCACTGATTCTCATCAGATTATACTTGCCAAAGAAGAAGGTAGAACTTGAAAATGCGAGTAAAGACTCATTCTACACCATCAAATGGTTGATAAATGAGAAGAAGATACACCTGAAGATATCAATCGAATATATAGACATTATTAAGAATATAATCAATAATATTCCTGGGATAAAGATTGAATCGGCAAAGATAGTGAGTTATTTAGCATCATTAACTTATTGGAATCTAATTGGATTTAATAAGTACGTCTTTCTCGATCAAGTGTTAAATGATGATCTCCTATCCAAGATGCTTCACTTTAATGAATCAAAAAAATCGGTCGCTGAAGAGAAGAAGATTAAACTCTTATACGAACCATTTGTTGATTCTGTGACTAAGAGAGCGATCAACTTTAATATGAAGATTGGCAAAATCAGCTCGCTTGAAAAGACGAATAAGAATATCTCCCCCAACAGTACCTACATTAAAGTCAATGTCACTAAAAGTGAAGGCAAGGAAATAATAGACAACTTCGTTGAGACATTGCAACTGCTTTTTATTTATCACTTGATAACCAAGGAATCAATCGAAGATATATACAACGATATATTACCTGAAACAACTAAGATTATGTCAACGAAGTCATCAAAGAGAAAGGCAACGACAACAAATATGAAGCGTATAAAAGTACTTAAGATGGCAGCTCCAGATCTCTTTACCTCTGGCTGGTCAGAGAAGTGTCTGTCGCATAAACAACCACTCCTTATCGATAAAGATCAATATGATGGTATGAAGAAGTCAGAGAAACAGCATGTCATCATATTTCCTCGTCGGCTTCAAGAGAATGATGAAATAGAGGATCTATACTTATATTGTGATTCTCCAACTTATCAGTGGGCAGGTGTCAAGTATAATAAGTTAAACAACAAGGAAATATATCCCTATATTCCCTGTTGCTATAAAACAGATCGACGAAAGACGAAGGAATATCAAAACTTCATTAATGATGTAACTCCACCACCCAGTTCAACAGGAACTAAGAGCAAGGAAGATGTTAAGCCAAACAAATATGTCGAACCTGATCGTTTAGTCAACATAAGTAACGCGATAGATACGATATTATCATCTTATAAAGGAGCGCAGCAGCAACCAACCAAAGGAGCGCAGCAGCAGAGTAAGCAAGAGCCAGTATCACTAAAGAGAATGGGTACCATTAGATCTCCCAACTCATTAATTCATGCTCTCTGTACTGCGACTGATGATCCAGACTATATTAAGTTGAAGAAAGAGGCCAAGAAAGAGACCTACGTCCAAAATATAAGAACTAATGTGATACCGAACAAGTTGGAAATCAACTGTATGAGACAGGAATTATATGATCTTTCGAATGAAGAGATTATCGAAGAATTACAATCAAGTCAATACTTCGAATCAAAGAAGTTTTATCGATCACTAGAGGAATTATTCAATGTTAATATTTACGTCTTTGAGTCTCCGAAGAAGGGAGAAGATACACGTTCAACTGGAAAGATTCAAGTTCCGAGATTCTCACTCTTTCACGCTCGTCCCTTGCGTCCTGATCGAGCAACTGTTGTCATAATCCAAATCTCCGTCGTTAAGTTTTATCCTCAATATGAGATTGTTGTTAACATTAATACAGAGAATTCAGAAGATGATATTGTCAGTTCAGAGGAAGATTTAATTAAAGTCTTCGGGAAACAGATGACTAAGTTATGTCATGAGACACTAATGTTTAATTGTTCAAATAAGACGTTCAACATTAACGGATCTAGAGAGATAATAGAGAACAATAATATATTCAGTGTTATTGATCATTTAAAGTTGAGTGGTTCGATAGCCAAGTCACAATACATTGATTCCTATGGTAAGATGAGAGCAATAACATGGTCTATTGATAATAATCTCATATCACTCTGCACCATACCTTCACAACCAGAAAATCTTCCAACTTCAAATAGAGTCTTCGAAGCAGACCTTAAGGTAATACATAAGATCTTCGGTTCAGAAAGAGGAGAGATAGTCGATAATGCTATATGGTACCCAGTATTTGATCTAATTAAAGGTGAATACGTTCCAATTAAGACTTCTCACTATGACAAGACAAAGAATAAGACTTGGGATCAAGTACTAACTAGTCTAAAGGAGAGTCAGAAGGAGAAGATCAACTATGTTGCCGGATCAATTCAGACTGTAAACTTTGACTATTCGATAACCCAACGAATATATAATCTCAAACGCATACTTAATATGATAACTGCATATGTCATGCACTTTTACGAACATGTTAGATTACATATGCATTATGATGACTTCGTCAAGGAATACTTTATGATTGAATCATACGAAGTAACTGACACAGAAGCCTACTATAGCGACTTCCTAAGATTGGCGTCAAGAATACTACCACAGAGTGAAGCAAGCGACGTGAACGACGTGAGCGAAACAAATAAGGCAAGCGAAACTAGTGAACTTAATGTGCTACTCGATAAGTTAAGTGGCAACATAAGTTTGGTTAGCAAAGAGGATGAATCATCGAAGAGTAGAAGTAAACTGTGTTTTGCTAATAAGATCTTTGCCAATAAGATGGGAGCTCTACTTCGTGATTATGAAAAAGCCAGAGCTGATCAACCAAGAAAGATTAAGAAATATATTGATGATTTCTATAAAAGTCCTAGAGATTTCACTCAATACAGGAATAATATCATCTTCTCAGATATGCGAGATTTTCGCCTATATATAGATATCAAGAAGAGAAACTCAACACTTGAATATACAATCAAGTCTAAGAATGATCCCGATGCTCACGATCCATACATCATTAATGATCCAAGAAATAAGGTTTACTACATGGTTCAGAATGTTCGTGATGGCGAATTATTGCGAGCACTAGCCGTATGTAAATCTTGGTATCTCAACAGAATAAATACAGGTTATGAAACCCCATCATTATTGAAGCGTATATCACATATTAGTAATATCTTCGACACAAATGGACAATTAACTGGATTACTCGACACAACCGGAGGAGATAAAAACTTTGTTGAAGTATTGTATAATGGATCGATCAATGATTATAATTCGCAACGCTTTAATTATTTCTCAGCACTGTTACCACTATTCTAATCCACAATCATGTATATTAACAATACATGATACTTGTACTTACTTATCATAAACTATACTCAACATTATGATATAAGCATACATGACATTATAATATGAGTATATAATTATGCTGCTATGGACGTAGGTCCAGATATGGACCCAGATGTGGGTCGTAAGTATTCATTTATAAGTTGTTCTTCTCCAGTTGAGAATGATGATTGCTGACCCGCAGCAGCTTTACGCTTACCAAATACTTTTGCAAGTGCTATTATAGCACAGACTACAACACATAATAATATCACTATGAAGATTAGTGATAATAGTGATATTTCCTTATTTGTCTGTGTTGCTGATGCCTGAACTTGATTATAGATTTGTAGTTTACTTAGATTATTTATAGTACAACTAGCGTATGCTGTACCCCCAGTATTTATTACACCAACATTCTGTCCAACAGTTGACCCATCAACATAAACTAGATTGTTAGATTGATCAACAGTATTAGTTGCCTGACATACACTGTTCATAAGCACTGTAGTATTATTGCTTACATTCTGCATGATATCTATTAAATTTGATTGTGAACTATTACCAATACCTCCCATTATTCCATTCAGTGCTGTATTCTCTTGTTGAACGGCGGCTGATAATGAATTTGATATCGCACTACTCATCGAGTTACCTATCGTACAACTTGCATCAACAGTAACTCCAGAGATGTCCCCTACACTACCTCCAACCTCTGAATCTAATACTATAATAGTATTATTTGCTTGTATCGTTGTTGCAGTAGCATCACAGCTGATACTCGAACTTGTTACTGTATTATTCGTGATACTTTGTTGTAAATTTACCGTATTACTCTGACCACCACCCATCGTAAATTACGTTTCTTTTTAATCAGTATTGATAATTTTTTAATTAAAAGATCTTTATTAATAAAGATTAATTAAAAATGGTAGCCTATTGTCAAAATCCAAATTTCTGTCCAGAAGGTAATTGTGAAGGATGTAAGAATGGACAAATATGGTGTCAAGATCCTCGGTGCGCACCATATTGTTCTGATTGTCAAGTTCCAATTCAATATGATAACTTCGTCACGTCGGTAACATTCTCAATAATTTTTCTTATTCTACTTTTAGCGTTTATAATTTTCGTATTTTTCGGACCAAAAATTATTAATTAATTATAATAAAAAGAAAAAATCGTAGAATAAAAACATTAAAAATGGCTGACTTGAATGATATCAATAATCAAGAAGATGATCAAAGTATGTTTGATTCCAGCGTATTCGAACAACAACAGAGAAAGGAAAGTTTTATCGATATTGCTGATTTAGATCTTGTTCCTGAAGTAGATAATAACGATGTGAAATTTGATCGCCAGAATGACCAAGTTAATTCTGAGAAGAAACATAACTTAAAAGATGATGCAGAATTATTGGATGAAATATTCGCCACCGGAATTACAGACAATAAATCAATCTTCAAATCGATAGAGTTACCAGTCGGAGAACAGATAGACGATATATTTGGAGTGAAGTTTAATAATGCATCATCATCTCTACTTTCCAAGATAACAACTAATGCGAAAATAAGTGGTGATTCACGCTACTATATCATAGAGTCTATTAATAATCTGGATATCGAACTCCCCAGCACCAAACAGGGATTAATATTTACGGTGAGAGCAATAAAGGGTAATACGCAACATAAGTTACTTCCCGTCCATGGAGCGAGTTTCAATGGACAGATTAACTATTTCATGTTACCCAGTAATATAAGTGTAACATTTGTTTCTGATCCCGAGACAAATACTTGGTTCACTTTTTAAACATATACTACATCATCTATAATACTATACATGATCAAAATAATTACTTAAATATTATCTACTTCGAAGAAATTCGCGATGGCGAATAATATTGTTGAATTTATCGGCCATCCATATGATTGGGTAATAGAAGATAATTTCGGACCCGATAGGAAGACTGTAATTCATTGCTATACCCTAAATAAGGAGTCGGAAGAATGTCTCGTTCGGATAGAAGATTTTGCTCCATCATTCTTCCTTCAGTTACCTAATACATTACAAGTCGGTGGTAAATCAATAAATTTCGAATGGTCATCTTCTGATGTTTGGAAGTTTGCATCAGAAGATTTGGCAGAACTACTTGGTGATGCTAAGCCAATCAAAGCAAAGTATTATCCTAATAGGCGTAATTTGTACTACTATCAAGGTGAAAAGGGATATCCATATTTACTGTTAACGTTCACTTCGAATTATCATATGAGGAAGTGTGTCGACTTATTCGTCTCTTCAAATAAGAATTATAATGTTGTCTCAACCACCAACTTTGGCAAACTGAAATGTTATCCAAGGGTATTTGATATATCGTTGGAACGTAAACTCTTAACAGAGGTAGATTGTCGATACACAGGATGGTTCAGAGCAGAATGTAAAGATGTTACAAATTCAAAATCAAGGATATCAACTTGTGATCGTGAATACATTATGACGAAGTATGACAGTATGAAAGCAATAGCGGAAGATGAATGTGAGAGTTGGTCTACACATCCACTGATTATGGGATTCGATATAGAACAGCATACAGATAATCCGAGAGCTATGCCAAGAAAGGAGAATCCTAATCATGTCGTCTTCATGAACACATGTACTATACATCGTCAAGGTGAGTCGAAAGACAAGCGTATACGTTATGGATTCATACTTGAACAAAACTATAATTTAATCGATCCAGAGAGATTACATTCAAAGATTCCTAGTTCGAATGTTATCATCTGTAAGACAGAGGCTGAATTAATACACAGATCGATGGGATTAATAAAGCAATACAAACCGCAACTCATAGTCGGATGGAATATATTAAATTATGATCTTTCTGTTATGGATGCTAGGCTCAAGATTGAAGGTGATGGATGGGGACAACTTGGTAGAATTAAAGGAAAGAATGTTCCTGAAATAAGACCGATAGTCTGGGAATCATCAGCATATGGTAAGAATAATCTATACTATCCACTGATTGATGGAACTATCACTCTTGATTTGATGATCTTAATCAAGAGAAGTCAGAAGCTCCTTAAATATACCCTTGATTTTGTTTCCAAACTGTATCTCGATAGAGGCAAGCACGAAGTGAGCATTGAAGAATCATTTGCTAACTATGACAAGTTGATAAAAGTGGCGAAAAAGATATATGAGCTTGCACTCCAAGGTGCTGATAATAAACCAATATCGAAGCAGGTGATCAGGAAGATAGAGAAGTTACAGAAGGAGCATGATAAAATTATGACATGGCTGGAAACTTTCCTTGCCTATTGCTTCGAGGACACTGAGCTCACCATTGATCTCTTTGAGAGATTTAATGTTTGGATTGATCGTGTTGAAGATTCAAGTGTTGCAGCCGTAACTATTCCAGCAACATATACCAGAGGTCAGCAAGTGCGGTGTGTATCATATCTATATCACTATTCGACAAAGAAGAATTATGTTATTGACTCGCGAGCTCCGCCAGGATATTATGTTGTTGGTGGATTCGTCGTCGATCCTCGTGTTGGTGTCTTCGATCATGTCATATGTTTGGACTTCACATCACTTTATCCATCTGAAATTAGAGCTCATAACTTTGATTACACAACTCTGATAGAGAAGTCACAAGAAGAAATATATCTCAATGATCCAGAACTTCGAAAGATGGTCAATATCATTGAGTTTACGCAAGATGAACCAATATACAGTAAATCAGAAAAGAAGCGTGATGAACTAGATATAGAGATCGAGAAGATTAAGAAACGCAATGCCAAGCAAAGACAAAAGAAGGTGAAAAAGGAGGAAACTACGCAACGATCATATCGTTTCCTATGGGTTAAAGCTCAATATCGAGAGGGACTTGTTCCAAGTATACTTAAGGAGATGGTTGCTGCTCGTCAGAAGTTAACTAAGGGCAAGATTCCAATCCTACAACGCAAACTCAAGGAGCTTGTTGCATCACGCGATGGGTTGATGGAGAAGCTAGCTAACACTATGTCTAATGATGCAGACGAAATAGTAACTCAGATAGCAACATTAGAAATACAGATAGATGCTATTAACATAGAATTAACTCGTCTAAATAGCAAGCAGAATAGTATCAAAGTTAATGCGAATGGATTCTATGGTTTCTTAACAATCAAATATGGTGATCTTGAACTTATTGAAGCGGGAATGTGTACAACAGCAAAGGGAAGGGAAGACAGAGAAACAGTGTCCAAGTTTGTAATAGATAATTACGGAGCGATATCGATCTATGGCGACACTGATTCAATCATGTTCGTCATACCTGGAAAAGACTCATTTGAAACAAATAAGATAGCACTCGAAATACAGGAAAGAATCAATGGTTCAGATAGATATCCAGCAATGTTTCCTCCGCCAATCGCCATCGAGTTTGAAAAGCAAGGTCGTATGTTCGCTAAAGCTAAAAAGAATTACGTTTTCGGACTTCAAGGCAAGGATGGAACTCCAAAACTCAACGATAAGGGTAAACCCATAGTCTTAATTAAGGGTATGGCAGGCGCAAGAAGAGATAAACCTCAAAATACAACTGATATAACGAATGAACTATCAATGAAGAATATTTACGAGCGTATTCCAATTAAGAAGACATTATTATACATCATTGATTATGTTGAGAAGACATTATCCGGTGGATTTCCAGATGAGAAGTTTATCTTTGTCAAGAAGGTTGGATCAGATTACACGTCTGAAACATTCTGTATGAAGGTCTTTGTTGACTGGTTAAATACTGTAGGTAAAGTTATACAACCAGAAGATAGACTTGATATTGTAATCATTGAAACAGATAATCCAAACGAGAAGTCAGGTAAGAAGTATCGCATGTACGAACAATATATCGAGTCTCTCTCAACAGATGAACCAATGAAGATTGATTATCTATATTATGCTGAACATCTACTTATGAATCAAGTTGACATGTTAATCGAAGCAGGATATTCGCAACATCTTGCCAAGTTGTCAGAGATTGGATATGTACCACCTAGAAAACGTAATCCAAGAACTTTGGCAGCTCCTGTTGAAATGTTATGTCAATGTTGGCGTGATGGAATATCATTTGATGAAGCTAGATCTCTAGTTATGAGCGAGTTTACAGATGATGAGTAAACAAACATATATTTGAGTATATATGTATATAATTAAGCAGTCCTACTTGTGTTGGGTATATATCATATCATGATGCTTATCTTCGGTTATAACATCTTATTAGCTAATAATGATTAATATTCTCATCATCTTGTAATCAGGTTACAAGATATGATTATATCTACACCGTTGTTATGTGATACATATAACAATAGATGATTAGCTTGCTTATCTATTCCTGACCGTTAGGGTAGCAGAAGAAGCAAATGCTACACCGGTTGGATCCATATTTCAGCAAGTTCATATTCAATCTGAAAACTTGGAAATTAGGATTTCAAGTTTTGAAATTCGTGAGCTACTCCCCACACTGCTAATTACTTGTATCTCTAAGTATAGATGATTAGCTTGCTTATCTATACGCTGGTTTCTATATTTTAGCATCCAGTTTATAAATTCTGAAACTTGGAAATTAGGATTTTGAGCGTGAGCTACTCCCTACACCACTCATTACTTGTATCTCTAAGTATAGATGATTAGCTTGCTTATCTATGCGCTGGTTTCTATATTTTAACAGGTTTATAAATATGAAACTTGGAAATTAGGATTTCAAGTTTTGAAATTCGTGAGCTACTCCCCACACTGCTAATTACTTGTATCTCTAAGTATAGATGATTAGCTTGCTTATCTATACGCTGGTTTCTATATTTTAACAGGTTTATAAATATGAAATCCTGATTTTCAAGTTTTGAAATTCGTGAGCTACTCCCTACACTGCTCATTACTTGTATAGATAAGTATCGATGATTAGCTTGCTTATCTTATCACTTTATTTCATATTTTAGCATCCAGTTTATAAATTCTGAAACTTGGAAATTAGGATTTTGAGCGTGAGCTACTCCCTACACCGCAATGTATATCATAATTGCTTATCTTATCACTGTTTTCCATATTTTAGTATCCGTAATCGAAAGTTTTATGATAATGAAAATCTTGACATAGATACTAAAATAGAGAATAAAGTGATAAGATAAGCAAGCTAATCATCTATACTTAGAGATACAAGTAATTAGCAGTGTAGGGAGTAGCTCACTCTCAAAATCCTAATTTCCAAGTTTTCGGATTTATAAACTGGATACTAAAATATGGAAACCAGTGTATAGATAAGCAAGCTAATCATCTATACTTAGAGATACAAGTAATTAGCAGTG